AATTAATCCTATTGCGGCAGCTAATGCTAAACCGACAATTTTATCTTTTAGATCCACTACTTTTTCTTTTTTCTTTTAGCTTTATTCTTTTTGCTATTTGGAAAACCAGCTTTCATATTCTTGTAAGCTTTAGCTGAGATAGTTGATTTCTTTTTAGAGTTGGAAGTACCAGCTCGTTTTTTCTTATTAATATTTCTGTATAAGCTCATAATTAAGTTCCTAATAAAGTTTTTTTGCCTAGTGTTGCTTCAGATGTATCTCCAGTAACTGAAGTTAAAACGGTCTTTTTTCTGCCTTTTCTTTTATTTTTTAATTTTATTTCTTCCGCAGTAAGGTTTTCTTCATCTCCATAAAGAGGTGTTGTGTTTTCTTCTTCAGATCCTCCTTCACCAGGAAAAATTCCTGCTTGCGGTGGAATTGATGAAGCTTTGTTAATATCAGCATCTCTATTGTCGTTGCCTCCACCTTTACCAAGATCTCCACTTTTTGTTGGATCTAAATAACCTTTTGACATTAATTTAGCTTTAAATGATTTTGACATTATTTCTTTTGTACTCATCTTACTTATGTCAATATTATTTTGATCTGCAAATCTGCTTCTTCTAAAAAGATTGTGACTATCTTTTATTGGACCAAGAACACTACCAACTAAATTTTTATCTTGGTATGTTTCAAAAGGATTTTTTTTAACTTTGTATCCAAACTTATCTATTTTAAATTTTGATTTTTTAGTAGCTAATTTTTCTTTTTTAAATTTTTTTGTACTCTCTTTTCTAAACTCAGATTTGTTTCCTCCAGTTGATTTTGTATGACCACCCATATTAACCTCCTAACAAAGTTTTTTGATCAATGTTTTCATCTTCAATTTCTGATAAGCCAGTTCCAGTTAAGATAGTTGATCTTCTACCTTTTCTGTTTAATTGCCTTCTTCTCATCTTCTCTGCCTCTTCTCTCTCTCTTGCTTCATCTTCTGCAGATGGAACATCATCGGTACTTGGCAATTCCATTTTTGGAGGAGCTGGCATTTTTGGTGGTTTTAGAAATCCCATAATTACCTCTTCTTCTTTTTACTTTTTTTCATTTTAGCTTTTTTAGCTGCTGCTTTACCTTTTTTTGTGTAAGCAAATCTTTTTCCGTTTACCATTGGCATAGTTATATTACCTCGTAGTTGCTATCAGCTTTTTGCTGTAAGCTTTTGTTGTTGTATATTTTTGTTTCTTCCATTCCAGTTGCTAAACATCTAAGCGCATCGCAAGGATGGCTTGAAAAATCATGAACTGGTTTTGATTTAAAAGTTCGATCCTTATCACTATATTTTCTGTGATAATGTCTAAGCGCAATAAGCAGTTGCTTACAGTTGTCGCTATCGATCTTACATCTGGGTAAAATCATTTTTACTGCATGAATACCATCTTCTAAAAGTATTCGAGCTGCAGTCCTAAATTTTATTCCAAGCTGATAGAAAACTTCTCTTCTAGTTTTACCAGTAGAGAACTCAGTTTGATCCAGGTCATGCGGTGCATAATGTGTTTCGTAAATATAATCCTTTTCTTTTAGGACCTGGACATAATGCGGTAGAGCTTGGTTATTGTTCTCGTAATAGTCTATCAAATGGATTGAGTGGTTAATCTTTTGAAAGAAAATTATTGATGTACTATCGTTAAAACCGAGATCTATTGCAGTTGATACTGGATAAGCTGGATCATAAGGAACAGATCCTATTTGACCATTATCGTCTAGTTCTTGAATAATATCACCATAAATAGAGCCACTAATATTACCAATAAAAGAACACTCAAATTCTTGGTCGTATTTAGCTTTGCCCATGACGGATAGAGCTGCATCCAATTCTTCTTGATCGACAATTTTTGTTTGAGAAGCTTTAGCTTTATATAGAAACCATTTATCATCCGCTTGAGCTTTATTATAGTAGTCATAAAATATATTATTCATTCCTTTTGGTGTTCCACACATAACCATAAAACCTTTACGGTCTGATAATGCTGGTGTTACAACTTCATCTATTAGAGAAGGATTAATTTGAGCTGCCTCATCTATGATGCAACCGTCTAAGTATATACCTCTAATGCTATCTGGATTTTCAGATGACAGTAAAGAAATCCTAGCACCATTTATAAAATCACAACGCAATTCACTTTCATTGTATTTTGTGCCAGGAATATTTTTTGTGTAATATTTCAGAAAATCAAATGCAATGCTTTTTGCTTGTTTATAAGTTGGAGCAATGTAAGCGTATCTTGGATTATGATTTTGATTTGTCATAGCCGCCTTAATAAGATGGTTAAGACAAAGTGTGGTCTTGCCACAACGTCTGTGTAAACACAAAAGTGAATATCTATGTTTGTCTAATTCTTGATGTATATAAGCTTGAACATTTCTTGGCTTATACGGAATTTGGATTTTCATATATTAATATGCAATAATTGCACCTAATATAAATCCGATAGCGAAAGTGATTAGCAAAGGATGATCAATGCAAAGACATTCTATTTTAAATCTTAAATTATTAATAAAGTTTTTCATCTTAGTGGACTGTTGGTGGATTTTCTCCAAAGTTAGATCTCATGTGTATTTTGTTAAAAACAAATTCGCAGAAATCTTCTATGTCTTGTTCAGTTTCAAATCCTGAAAAGTTTATTATTAAATCATTGTCATAAGCCTTAAAGCTTATTGCGGTTACATTGCGAAACTTATCTTTGATATATTTAGTCATCTGTTTGTCTCTGTGTGTTTTCGATCGGTAATTTATGTATAAGGAGGCGCACCACTTTTTTGGGGTATCGGTCCGTAGAAAAAAACAAGTTTACTTCTGTCAGGTAAATCACTTTTGCATGGCAGGCAATCGCTCTAGCTACAGAATACAATACTAATTTAAAATAAATCTTGTGTATGGTGTCAGTATGGTACTGATAATCCTAGATCTCTACAATATACTTGCAACTTAGAATCATTCGAACCTCATGACGTGTGCGAGAACTATGTTTGTGTCCTAGCTACCCAACTCTGAAACATTCTTAATCTCATTCTCATAAGTCTTATCAACGTCTGGATCATTCCAGGTTATCTCAATCTTACTATCAACTTCGATTTGTTGTTTGTCTCCATAGACTGCAACAAGCTTACTAGCCATCCATCGATAATGAATTAACTTCTCTCTTGTTACTGCAATGCTTTTATTATCTGCATTCTCTAATTCAGTAATCATCTTATCTAAATATGTTTGTGCTGCTATCTTACGAGCAGTCAGTATCTTGTCCGCAAATTCTTTATCGGATCTAATCCATTCGTAAACTTTGGATAATGAAGGCGCATCTTTGTTTTGGCAAATGGTAGTGAGAGGAGTACCATTCATCAATAAGCGTTCTATATCGTCAGCTATTTGAACTGTTAATTCTAGTTTTTTGGTCATTATTATTCTGTTTTAAATTCAGTAATGCTTTCGCTTTACCTTCTGGTGTTTTAGGACCAGTACTCCAGCCTCCGTGCATTCTGCAACGTATGTTACCATTCTTCATCAATATTCCAGAAGCCTTACAAGGAAGTTTATTCTGTTTATTTATTGTCTGACATTGCAGTCTGTATTTGTGTCTTGCAGCCATAAACGGTTTTAGGATTAAAAAAAAAGAGAAAAAAAATTATACTTTTCAAATCCGTTCTAGTACGGTTTTAAGTACAAGCACTATAGTTATGATTATACAGCGCCTGGATAGATTTCCAAGTTACTATTTTCTAATTTATTTTATAGGAGTGATTATTTTTTTAAAAAGATTTTAAGAATATCAAATTAAGTATAATATTCTGTTAAGTTTGCAATACTTTTTATTGTTTATTTTAATTTTATTACACAACTTACTTAGGACTTTCTCATATCTATTTTTAATCTGATGTCTTGTAAAACCAAAGTGTTTAGCAATCATAGTCCACTTGAAACGCTGTGCTTTCATCCAAATGATTTGTCTATCAAGAATAGGATCTTCTGATATGTCATGCTCAATACTGGTTAAACATTCAATCGCAAACTCCCACCTTGTAATTTGTTTTGGTGTAGCTCTTAACTTTAGTAATTTCTTTTCGTAAAAAGCCCAGTCTCCTTGCATATAGGTTGTCTCTAATAGATTATACATACTAGCAGCCATAGGCGGTTTTGGACCAGATAAAAATCTTTCAGTTCTTGCAGCTTCGTCTATCAAGTTAATAATATTTGATAGAGCAAAAACTTCTTTTTGTATCTGCAGCTCAGTTGACATTAATAATTTCCATTTTGATAAGTATAAATATTCTGCTTAACTTTGTTGAAACCTTTATTGGAATAGTTCTTTGTAAA